CGCAGGCAGCAAGGCCGACGCCACGCCCCTCCCCCATCCGCTTATGAAGACCTCGGCCCCGCCTTCCCGTCCGAGGCCTCCGGCATGGACGATGTTCCTTTCTAGCAAAACCAACAGGATACAACCATGACACAGACCGCAGAAATACTGGAAGCCCTTCCGCCCGCGCAGATGCAACCCACCGGACTGGCGCAGTTCGACCTTGCCGTCACCGCGACGCCGCTGGTCATCAACTGGAACCGGGACGCCGTGTCCGCCCTGCTCGACGCCACGCTGGAGCAATACGAGAAACTGGTGGTGCAAGAAGAGGACGTGCCCGCCATCAAGTCCGAAATGGCGGGGCTGAACAAGCTCCGTGACAGGCTCGACAACGCCCGCAAGGAGATCACCCGCCAGATCGCCGGGCCGCTGGAAGCGTTCGACGCCGAAGCCAAGGCGTTGGTCGCCCGCGTCGTCGAAGTCCGCGCCGGACTGGACGCGCAGGTCAAGGAATTCGAACGGCGCGACCGCGAAGGCCGCCGCCAGAGCGTCCAGTTCGTCATCGACTCCCTGAAAAACGGTGAAAAGGTGCCGGAACTGGACATCCCCATCAAGGAACCGTGGCTCAACAAGAGCATCAAGCAGGCCCAACTGCACGCCGAAATCCAGAACATCATCCTCAAGCACAAGCAGGACAAGGCCGCAGCCGAACAGCTTGAACGGGCCAGGGCCGACCGCGCTACGATGGTTGAAGCCGCGTTGAAGGCCAAGGCCGAGGAGTACGGCTTTAGCCTCCCGATGGGCAAGTTCGCGCCCTGCCTGTCGCTGGACATCACCAGCGAAGAAGCCGCGGGCGTCATCGGGCAGGTCTTCGCGGTGCCGACGCCACCGCCCGCAGCCCCCTTCATCGAAGAGGACGACTTCCCCACGGCCCCCCCGGTCACCACGACACTGATCCTCTCCGCCGCCTACGAACCGTCCCGCGAACAGGCCGTGCAGGAACTCCTCGCGCAACTCCGTTCCGTGGCCACCGTCACCGTCATGTAACCGGCGCCCACCTCCCGCGCCGTCCCCATACAGCCCGCCGGGGGGCATGTACCCCGGCGCAATGCCAATCCGCCCGCGTAACAACGGGCTTTCTTTTTATCCAACCCAAAGGAGAAAGAGCCATGAGCAGTAGCCAACTCGACGTCAAAACCATGAACAACGGCGGCGTGGTCGAAGCCGTCAACATCGCGCTTGCCAAGGTCGCGGACAACATAGCGGACGTGAACACGCCGCCGGACAAGCCCCGCACCGTCACCCTCAAGATCACCTTCAAGCCCGACGAGAGCCGGACGCTGATCGCATCCAAGGCGGTCGTGACGACCAACCTCCAGCCGCAGGAGCCGCAGACCATCCCGGTCGTGCTCGACAAGCTGGACGGCGCGCCCATGCTGTTCGAGTCCTTCACCGACAACCGCCCCGACCAGTACCGCTTTGACGGCACGTCCCCTACGGAACTCAGGGGAGGCGGCAGCGTGACCGTGAACGTCACCCCGTTCAAGAAGGCTGAGGAACATCCCATCAACCAGTAACAAAAGGAAAAATCACATGGAAATCAACCGTATTGAAGCTGACAGGCACCTCATCGGCGTAGGCCGGGAACTCGAATCCCTTGACGGCAAGGCCAAGGCCACACTTCCCATTCATGCCACGGAAGACGGGATGCGGTTCTACAAGCCTATGCTTGAAGGAGAATGGATTCCTCTCCTTGACGCCGCTCAGGGCACGCTCAACGTGGGCACCTTGCAGGCCGTGGTGGACTACATCAACCAGAACCCCGACGGGATGGACCTCAGCAAGATCCTTGTCCACGTTTGTGATGTGACGACCGTGAAAGTCATGTCCGTCCCCTTCGGGGGCTGGAAACAGCGCACCACGTACATGCGGGCCGACGCCGTCATCCCTGCCCACCGTTTTGGAAGCTGGACCTCTCCCGACGAGTTCGTCCCCTATCTCCAGTCCTGCTTTGTCCCCTCGGACGATCTCGATGCGCTCATCAAGATCAGCGGCAACCTCGTGGACACCTCCGAAGTCCGCGTACAGGACGACGGCGTGTCGCAGGAAGTGTCCATCCGGCAGGGCGCGGCACGCAAGGCAGAAGTTCCCGTACCGTCCCCGGCGGTCGTCTTCCCGTTCAGCACCTTCGCGGAAGTCGCGCAGCCCGCGCACAAGGTCGTGTTCAGGCTCCAGTCCAGCCCGCTGGCCTGCAAGCTCATCGAATGCGACGGCGGCGCGTGGAAGCTGGAAGCCATCGCCAACATCCGCACATGGCTGCTTGAAAACCTGCCTGAAGGCGTGAAGGTCATCGCGTAGCATCCACCCCCCGGTTTGGCCTTTATCAGACCGGGGGCTTTCACAGGAGAACTTGCCATGCCTTTCCAAGACGCTTATGAGCGGATCCTTCAGTCCACGGGTCTGCGCACGCAAACGGATGTCGCCGCCCTGCTCGGTGTGAAGCAGAGCAGCATCTCGGAAGCCAAACGGCGCAACCACATCCCCAATCCGTGGCTCATGACCCTTTTCAGCAAAAGAGGGCTCAACCCTACATGGATCCTCACCGGCGAAGGCCCGCAGTATGTGGCGGGAACGGATACGCCCCCGACGCCTGTTTTGTCGGAACAGCAGGCGGCAGAGAGCCTTGAGCCGATACTCCGGGCGGCCCTGCTCGGCGTGGTTCCCGAGCTTGCCGACCAGCTCAGGCAAAAGATGAACCCATAACCTCAACACGCATCACACGGAACGGTAATGAACGACGCTGAAATCATGGAACTCGTTGATGAGGTCAGAAGGTGCGAACGCGCCGTGCAACAGGCGAAGAACGCTCTTGAAATCGCCAAACGTGACGCCGCCGTCGCCGCCTGCCCCTACAAGGAAGGCGACCTCGTTTCGGGATGGGACCGCGACGGCACCTGCCCGGCAAAGGTCGATAAAATCCTCTTTACCCCCTCCTACCCCTACTACGACCTGCGCGTGCTCCCCATCACGGAAGGGGGCAAACCATCCCGACGGCACAGGTACGCCTACAACGTGCTGGATGTAACACCATACGAAGGCGACGAATGACCCCAAACGAAAGGCGGCTCACTTTGATGTGGGTCGCCTTTTTCCGACCATCTGTTTGAAGAGGTGCACATGCTGAAAGACACGTTCCGCGCTCAATCCGAGGAAATCGTTGTGGACATGTTCGCGGGCGCTGGCGGCGCGTCCTGCGGGCTTGAAATGGCGGACATCCATGTCCATGCCGCCATCAACCATGATCCGGTGGCCGTCAGCCTGCACGCACGGAACCATCCCGAAACCGAACACCATGTGCAGGACGTGTATACCCTCTCGCCGCAGTGGGTGACGCGCGGCCGGCGCGTCGGGCTCCTCTGGATGTCGCCGGACTGCACGCATCACTCCAAGGCCAAGGGCGGCGCGCCGACGCGCAGCGTCCGGCGGCGTGAGCTGGCGATGGTGCTGGTGGATCGTTGGATTCCCGAACTGGGAGACAGGGCT